TTTCTATCCGTATCTTTCATACGTTTTACACCTAATGGGTCTTTACCAAAGTTATTATCTTGTTTACCTCTTGTAGTTGTACTATCAACTGGTCTTCCAGGACCATCTTGTGCATATTTATCTGGTTCTGGAACATTTCCTGGTTCTGAGTACATTCTACCTTTACCATATAATGAAGCTAAATCATGAGGTGTACCATAAGATTTACCTGTTTCAACAGGATCATTACCTTCAGCCTCAATTTGAGCTAATCTAAATTTACGTTTAGCATCTTCTCTAGTTAAATCTCTGTATTCATCATATTGATCTTCACTAAAGTGGAAAATGTTATGATAAATCCAATCTGAAGGTACTAAACCTTGATCTAACATTTGTTGTGCTAATTCAGTTTTAGATTTTAATAATTCAATTCTTTCTTGATCATATATAATTGATGGGGTTGTCATTGATAATTCAAAATTAGTCAATGTTTCATCTGTATAACCTTGAGTATATAAATGTACTAATGCAATTTTATTTAATTCTGAAAGTAATATTCTTTGAATTCTATCAATTGTACGAGCAAATCTAATATCTTCTGCTGCTAATGTAGCTTTACCTTCTATATTCTCATCATATCCTAAAAATGCTTTAGGTATTTTAAGTGCAGCAAATAATTTTTCTCTTAAATATTCTACATCAGCAATACCATCATACTGTAAACCTGGTGTAGTATCTATTTTAGTAGATGAATCGTTTCCTCTAACAGGAATATAAAAATCTTCCATCATGTTTTGCATGTTGTACTTTAAGTTATATTCACCTGTTTTTTCATCCATCATAGGAGTACGTTTCATGTTTGAAATAGTTTTCTGCATGAATGCTTCTACTTCATTAGGTGGAATAGCTCCAACATTTACATAAAATACTCTTTTTTCTGGTGCACGAGCAATTCTATGAATTAACATCGCGTCCTCCATTAATGTATATTGTTTAAATAATTTTCTAGCTGGTTCAATATAAGCTCTACCATATGGAAGATAATTTACATCTGTAACCATTCTAAAGTGAGCCATTTCATAGTTTTCATATGTAATACCTGTATTGTCATTATCTACTTGATTAGGTACACTATAATAACCATAAGAACTACCAGCAAAACCTTCTGGATTCCATCTATATAATATTTCAGATGGGTTATCTGGGTTTTGTCCTTCTATTCTTTCAATATGATATGCAGTGTAAGGTATAACATTATAAACACCAAATTTTTCAGCAATTTCTAATTTTAGGAAAAAATCACCATATTTACACATTTGTCTAATCCACATCCAAAGATTAAATTCTACATTTAATACGTCATAAAATAAATTATATAATATTTTTTGGATATCCTCATTAGAACTTCTAATTTGAAGCACTTCACCCATATCATTTTTAAGTGTAGATTCATCAGATAAAATATCTAATGCTGATGCTATAATAGCATCTTGATCCATTACATCATATTCAGAATATAATGTAGTTCTTAAATATTGATAATTTAAGTTAAATTGAGCACCATATAATGATGAAGGTTGAGTAGTATAAATTCTATTGAATCTATCTACTAATGCATTTGTTTCATACTTACCACTACTTTGTATGTGGTCAGTATCTATTGTTTTAATTTGATTACCACCAACATTTCTAATAATAACATCAGTTGAAAATAATCTTCTTAATCTTGAAAATACGCTTGTATCTGCCATTTAATATATAATTATTGTTATAAATATTACCTTAAGAGCCATCCAATGTCTTCTTTACCCTTATCTGTTTTAATATGATAAGGATTGTCAACACCTTTCGAAAACCCATAACCACCTTGGTATTGAGTTCTATTGACGCCCATATTATTTAAGGCTTGTTTTGTTATGTCTATACCTCTTTGTCTAAATTTTAATGCCGTATCTCTAATATACATAGCAATACCAAAAGCCATTACTAAATCATCATTATAGCCTGATTGTGCTTCTGGTCTTCCATTTCTCCAAATAAAGGTTTTCATTTCTTCTATTAATCTTTTTGATTGAATAGTTACTCCTTGATCACTAATGTATTCTTGAAATTTTCCTATAACCATTGGTCTAGTTCTAGATGACATGGTAAAACCAGGAACCATTCTAGAATGATCTTGATACTTATCAAAATAAGAATTTACATTAGGTTGATCACTTTTAGGAGAATAATATAAGTTTTGATAATTTCTATCTAAAGCTACTTGAATAGTAGCCCAACCTACATTTGCATTTTCAATAATTAACATAGCTTCATTATATTCAGTAGCTATACCAACTAATAAATGCCCATAATCTTTTGTATTAATTTGTCCTTTATATTCTGCAACTTGGACATTATTTTCAATATCAATAACATGAAATGCAGAATAATCTTTTCCATCACCTCTAGAAACATCTGCAACTACCATATAAGTTCTTGTATAGTCTGGAGTTTCCCATACCCATAAATTTTGATCTACTCCTCTTCTTTCCAATGGATCTTTAATAAATGATTTTTCATAATATTCCATATATTCATTATAAAAAACAATATCACCAGAAGTACTAAAATCACAGTCACATTCTTGAGCCGCCATTCTAGGATCTCCTAACAATTCATCTTGTTTTTTTCTCCATGCATCATCTCTTTCTGGGTGGACATACCAAGGTAATTTAATAGGTAAAAAATCATTTTCTGCTGCCTCTGCCCTTGTCCAAGTTTGATGAAACCAATTACCAGTACCATAAGGAGTACTTAGTGCTATACAACCACCACCAGTAGCTAGAGTTTGTTGAGCTGAAGCCCAAATCTCTCCAATATTATCAATAAATGCTGCCTCGTCAATTAATAGTAAAGATACTGCTTCTGATCTACCAGCATCACTACTTGCAGAAGTTGCTTTAATTTGAGATCCATTATCAAGTCGGAGATTTAATTTATTATTTTCAGCTGCGTTTATTTTTAGCCAGGAAGGTAAATTTTCATACATAAATTTAACCTTTGTAACCATATTTTTAGCTGTTTCTTGTTTTGTAGCTATACAAAGAATATTTTTATCTTTATGAAATGTCATTAACCATAAAGAATAACCAGCACCTAATGTTGATATACCTAACTGTCTAGATTTTAATACTATAGAATAAGGATTGTCTCTCCATAACGTTAGTACTTTGTCTTGGAATGGGAATAAATTAAATTGTATACGTCCCCTTTGTGGATGTTGTATATAACAATATTTGCGCATAAAATGTACTGGATCTTTAGCACATTTAATGTATTCCGATCTTATTACTTTTTTTAAATCAGCCATTTAATTTACTAATACCGCAGCAGCAACTGCAATTAAGATACCTGCTCCACCCATTAGTTTGGTTTTAAATTTTTGTTTTTTTAGGTCTTTTTCTAATCTTTTAGATAGTTCCTGAGATATTGCTAATTGTTCAGTTTTAGTTAGTACTATAAAATCAAAGTTTCCTACTTGACTTTCTAATGATATTATAACACTGTCTTTTAGAGATATTTTATTCTCTAATAAACTTATTTTTTGTTTATTTAATGCTAATTCTTCATTAGCACCATCACCCTTTATAAGATCTTTAATTACTAGACGAGCTATCGGTTTTTTTAATTGAATCGATGTAGTATCTATAACGTTCTGTGAAAAACCTTTCAAGCTCATCGTCATTAAAAAGATCAACACGATTAATTTTTTCATTTGTTTTCTTTTTAAGTGTGAAAATTTGTTTATCTTGTTTATTAATTTCTTTATCTAAAGTAAAAATTTGATCATTTAATGTGTCTATTTTATAAACAAGATCATCATTAGCTGTATGGAGAGAATCAATTTTTGAATTAAGAGCATTAATTTGATTTTGATATTGGTCAACATATACTTCATCCTTATCAAATAAAAACCAAATTATAATAGATATTAAAATAAATATCTTAGCTATATAAAAAATTCTTTCCTTAGATTGCATCTTTTTCTAATTTAGCAACTAACTGCTCCAATTCCTTTTTCTTTGGAGTTTTTTCTCTAAGAATATCTTTAATTTTTTCTTTTTCTACATCATCAGCCTTGCTATATTGTCTAGCTAAAGACTTCATTTCAGTTTCAATACTCTTTAATGCTTTAACTGCTAAATCTAGTTTTTTAAATTTACCTCTTGCACCCATAGCACCTTTAACAGCATCAGTATCATCTTCATCATCTTCTTTAGTTAATTGTTTTTGAAGATCTACTGTTTTTTTCAATTCCTTATTGTAATTTTGTTGATTTTTAACATCTTCAGGATTAACTCTTTCTTCTTCCTGTTCACTAAGAATATCAATAATATTTTCTTTAATATACGATTTTAATTCAGATTTTTTCATTATTCTATATTTTGTTATAAATATGTTAAGAGTTTATAACGTTTAATATTTGTTTAATTCGTTCGTCTGTACTACCTTTAATTGTCTCAATTTTACTAGCCATATGAGCATATTTTTTAATTAATGTTACAATTGAAAAATCAATAACATCTCTATAATACTCATCTGTTTCTCTAACTCCATTATCCTCAATAGGAATACCATCTGGGGATATGTAAAATATATAATCATAATCCCTAATAAATTCCTTAGCATAATCTTCAAATATTTCTTTATCTTGATAACCTATTGATTTAGCATTCATAGTAAAAGCTATAACATCAAATATTGTTCTATCTGTTATAATATCTTGATTCATCAATTCAGCACATCTTTCAGCTAAAAATACTGTTTGACCTTTTAATGTTGAATCTGTATTTAATGGAATACCTAAATCACTTAAATATTTACTACGTTCAGTAGCAAATTTATAATCTTTAAATTCAGGTAATTCTTTTAACGCTTTAACTAATGTAGTTTTACCTACACTCATTGTACCACATAAACCTATTTTCATACTAATTTCTATGTGTAGTTCCTTTTGGAGCAGGTTGTTTATACCAAGGTAATCCTGTTCTATTTCTAACTACTTCTTTAAATTCACTTTTACTATATTTAA